TTCATTAAGGTATTATGGCGGCCGCAAAACGAGCTGGAAGCGTGGCCGAGTGGTTTAAGGCAACGGTCTTGAAAACCGTCGATGGGCAACTATCCTAGAGTTCGAATCTCTACGCTTCCGCCACATTCAAAGCCCTGATTATTCAGGGCTTTTTTCGTTTCTGGGGCATAGAAAAACTACCCATGGGAACACCCTTGGGAATGGTTTATATCGGAAGCGCTTCCGATACTTTCCTACTTGGTGGGTTTCGCCAAGGCTCCAACTCGGCGATAAACCCGCTCGGTAATGTCGCCCTTGGTGTGGCCCAGCAGCAGGCTGGCGTGGTCGACATCGACGATTTCGGACGCTGCTTTGGGGCGGATGTCTCGGAATTGGAACTGGCTGATACGGCCAGCCAGAACCTGGTCGCCAGCGGCTACTGCTTCCTTCACTGCTTCCTCCCGGGCATCGTCCCAGCGATGTCGGAGCATGGCGGCGGTTACGCGTTTTCCTGACTCGGTCAGAAGCAGGTATGGCGATCCGTGCGGCGCGTTCCGCGCCAACATTTTCCTGATCAACGCACCCAGGCCGCTTTCAACCCCGTCCACCTCAAGCATGATCCTCAGCTTCTTGTGGGTCTTCTTCTGTTTTACGCCGAGGGCTTTATCCTCGATGTCATCCCTCCTCATCACCAGCACGTCCGCCGGACGCTGGCCCGTCAAATACGCCAGGTCCATGGCATCCTTCAGCTCACCCACTGCTTTCGCGTAAACCGCGCTCCAGATCGCATCGTTCGCATAGAAGTCCCGTGGAACCTCTTTGTTCTTGCGTACACCCTGACAGGGGTTCTCTTTCGTGGTCAGGCCCCATTCCCGCGCCATGTTGTAAACGTGGGAGAGCAGGGCGATTTCCCTGTTTGCGCGTACCGGCGCCGACCGGGCGTCTCGATACTGAGCTACAAGCGCCGGCGAAATTGCTTCAATCGGGGCCTTCTCAAAGAAGGGCCGCAACTGGCGGAGCTCCGCCAGGTTGTCTTTCTGCGTGCGCTCGCCCTTCTTGGGGATGATGTCTCGCTCATAGCGATCAAAGATCGCCCCCATCAGAAGCAAGTCACGCGGTTTTTCACGGGCTTCCAGCTCTGCCCATTTCATTCTGGCCAGGCTCAGGTCTGTGCCCAGGGGGATTTCCTTTCCGTCCTTGTCGCGGTAGTAGTAGCTGATCCACGCCTTGTCGGGGTTCTTCTTGCTTTTACTGGTGCGCTTGCGCCGGTACACGCCCGGCGGCAAATCCCTGTTCTCTGTGCTCCGGGGGCGCATATCACCTCACCTTCGAAAAATCTGGCGTCCACGCTGGTACGGGCGGCGGGGGTGGCGGTGCGAGTGGCACCACCTCAAGGGTTACGCCTAGCTTCATGCGGGCGTATTGGCGGCCTACCAGGGGTCGGCCGCCGCGGCTCTCGACAAAGTGCCAGCCGCGTTCGTTGAGCCAGCGGCGCTGCCAGCCCCTGGCTTTGTAGCCGGTCAAGTCGGCCAGCTCTTCGTCCGAAAGGATCTCGGTTTCCATGGGATGGGCTCCACGCCGCCGGTGGCGGCTGGTTGGTGGTCAGGCGGGAATCTTGTCGAGTACCGCGTCGGCTGCCTTGAGCGCAGCCTGGGCATCGTTGACGTAGGCTGGATCGAAGCCGCCGGCGTAGTGGATAACGCGCTGGCAGGCATCCAGTTCTTTGCGGGCCAGGCGCAGGGCATGGACCAGTTCTTCCTGCAGCGCGCCTTCCGCCCGACCAATTTCCCAGAACTCCTTGCCCCAATGGTCTTCCGGCGGTGGGTTGCTGTTTCGCTTGCCAAAGCCCAAGGCGCCGACGACCAGATCGCACACCGCGCGCTTGTAGATGTTGTCGCCGTCGAGACTCAGGCCACCGCGCCGGCGCAGGGTGCTAACCACCTCGTCAACGTTCAGCCCGCTGTCCTTCAGCACGATGTCGAGATCTGGCTTTTCCGGGGTGTAGATGACCAGGGCGAGCTTGGCCTGGGGCCAGAGGTCGGCCGCCAGGCGCTCCAGGCAGTCGTTCGCGGTGTGGTGGAATCGTTCTGTTGCGGACATAGTTCATCCTCGCCCGCGCATGTCGGCGGGCTTGAGTTGTAGGAGGAGGGGTTAGGCTTTGTACTGCTGGCGGATGCGGCGGGCGATGTCGCGGAGCTGGAAGTCCATCTCGAACATCTGGTTGTTGTCCCGGCGCGAAACGACCGGGGACCTGGTGACGTTGCGCCCACCAAGGATCCAGGCGGCCAGCAAAATCAGGCCGGATTCGAGCTGGCGCCGGAGCCAGCCTTTGCGCGGGATCATCGCGGCCCCCTGTAGATCAGGTAGGCCATGTACATCAGGGGCAGGATCATTGGCATAGCTCCTTCGGCACCTGGACGGTATCGCCGAGCCTGGCGGCGACGATGGCGCGACAGGCGGCGATAAGGTGTGTTGAACCGTCCGCGTCGCCCGAGAGGTCATTCAGGCCGGTGACGGCAAAGAATGAGTCCGAGTAAAGGCCGAAGCCTACTCGGTACTTCTCGATCAGATCCCCGCCCGACGCCCAGTCTTCCCACGGGTTGTAGCGCTCGGTACGCTCGGTCACCGTTGCACGGTACCGGGTGAACACGCGCCAGGGGTTTCCGTACTCCGGCGGCGCCAGAAACACGTCCAGTCCTTCTGCCTTGCCGATCGCCCACCCCAGCGCCTCGCCGGCCAGGTCGGCCGTCTTCACTTCGATCAGGTCGGTCATGAGTGCACCTGCTTGGGGTAGGGTGGCTGGGTGGAAATGGAGAACGAACCGAGCAGCGGAAGCCGAGCCCAGGCGCCGAAGTGACCATGGCCGATGTAGTACCTAGTGCCGGCCGCCAGGGATGGCCCGAAGGCCGGTAGGCAAAGCGCTTTCTTTGGCTTGCGCCACCAGACAGCCCAGCGCCAGTACCCGCACTTCAGCGCCCAGCTGGCGACTACCGCCTCATCCTTGCCGCCGTAGCACCAGTTCAGGCCGAGAAAAAGCTTTCCGATCTTCACAGCTCATACCTCTCATCAATCCAGCGCCCAGGCGCCAGTGTGGGTGTAGGTGCGTTGTCCTGCTGTTCGTGCGGGGAGAGCTGGCGCAGGTTGCCAGCCTGCAGCTGGCTGTCGGGGATGCAGCTGATGCCCGAGCCACTCCCGGCTTGATAGATCCAGCAGGTGACGCAGTGCTCATCGTCATGGAAGACGCGAACCCCATACGGCAAGGGTGCTGCGCTGGCGCGGGTGGCCAGCAGCAGGAGGCAGAGAGCGAGGCGGGTCATGGCGTCACCACACGACGACCCCACCAGCAAACCGGGCCGTCGTCGGTGTCATGGATGGCCAGGCAGAACCAGCCATCACCTTCAGGCTTACCAGGTTCCCAGTAGCCGCAGTGCGGTTCATCGGACTGGAAGTAGCGATCTGCGATCTCTTCCGGCGCGTCTGTTTCCAAGTGGACCATGACGAGCTGCAGGCCCTGCTGCGCGATCCAGGCCTTGCACTTCTCGCCGTCGCCCTCGTCGAAGTCGGGCAGCTCCGGGTGTTCGTACATTCCGTATTCGTCGCGCACGACCGGCGCCGGCTGGATCAGCTTGATTTCTTCAGGCATGACGATTCCTTGGCCGCCATATCGCGGCAGTGAATAGAGGGGAGAGGGGTTAGTAAAAACGGTGATGGCCAATAGTCTGATTCGAATTACAAATCAGGCAGGTGTGGTTGCGAACCGCTTCGGTTTGGCTATGGTGGCTTAATGCATACAGCTGAAGTCGTAGGAGGACCACATGCGAATTCGCGGAGACGTTTATTGGCAGTGGGCGGATCCCACACTCCACAGCCGGGAGCACGACGAAACTCTCGATGACGGCACGTTTATCGATGTTCAGGTGAGACTTTCACGGACGGGGAACACGGAGATGTTCATCGGCATCTATGCGCCCGCTGGCGCTGCCCTTCACGAAGAAGCTTTCGACTCCCGCCCAGGCGAGTCGATGACCAGAGCGCTGGCCTGGGGCGTGGGGCGCGCTCGCCGCATCGCTACCGAGGGCCTGGCTGCAACGGACAAGCACGCGGCCTGCTCGAAATAGAGGGGCGAGGGGTTACAGCTGGGTCGAGTACAAATGTGCTCTACGTGCAGGGCCGGCTCTTGAATGCCAGGTAGATGTAGTGGCGACCCTTGGCGGTGACTTTGATTTTGTCGGCCTGGCGGTTCCAGCTGATCAGCCGGAGCGCCTCTAGAATGCAGGTGATGGTGTGGCCCTGGTGCCAGCCGGCCAGAGCCTTGATGCAGCCCTGAGCCAACAAACCCCGAAAGTCGGTATGGCCGAAGTTTGTGCCGTTGAAGCAGGCCTGCATCTGCTCATCGGTCACCAGGTCGGTGACCGCGTTGATATTCGGGTCGCGACGGTAGCAGGTGTGCGTCATGGTTGGACCTCCAAGGCTGATAGGGCCCGATCATCTACGTACAATCGGCGCCCCTTGGAAACACGAAGGGCCTTCCACTCAGTCTCGGCGTTGAGCTCGCCGACCTCTATGCAATCCCTGAGCACTTCTTGCGCTTCGGCCAGCTGAGCGCGGAGCTCGGCGATCTGGTTATTGCGGCCTGCGCACAGGCGCGCCCACTTTCCTTCCCGCCGGTCTGCTCTGCGAAGCATCTCGCGGGCCAGCTCTATGTCGCCGATGGGTCCCACGGAAATCACCGGCAGCCCCATGGCCTCCGCATCCCGCTCTGCCTCTTCTTTGGTCCACCAGATGGCAGTACCAACCATCCAGGCTATCGGCTCGGGGTGGGGCTGCGGGGCTGGCTGCGGTGCATTCTTCAGCAGTGCACTCCAAAGAGACCTTGCGAGGTCCGGGTGCATGCACACGCCATTGAGCATTTCACGGGTTAGCACGCGCGGCACGCTGACCATATCGATGATCCCCTCGATATGGTCATTCTGCTCGATGGTGCTGGATCGGTTTTCTGTGGGCATGGGGATACACCTGATAGTGGCAAGTTGGTAGCATTGGCGTCGCTGATGGCGCTGTGTACGCACGGCTAATGGTGAAATGCACACTGCACTAAGGAGGGGGCATGGGTTTGCTGTTTATTGTCGCGGTTCTTCTGGCGTGGCCGACATACGGCCTCTCAATTCTTTTATGGTTTGTCCTCGTAGTTGCCCGAGGGGTTTTCAAAGGATTTTCTATTAAACGTAGGGAGCAGGCTAGAAATGTGCTGATGCCTCTATTTCCTGAGGACCTAGGTTTTTTCTTTAGCGCTCTTGATGTCCCGCTTGTTAGTGGCTATCACCTTACAGAAGAAGAGTCACGCCAGTGTGGTAGTCATTTTGTTAATTATCTGTCACATAATCCCAGCGAGGCCGCGCTCTTCATTAGAGGTCTAGAGCGTTGGCGAACAAAGGGAGAAGAAAGCCTCTGCAACCCTGTCAATGCTGCTCTTGATGAGAATCATCTAGAATGTAAGCGCGAAATTCATCTCACCGCGTATCGCGCGATTGAAGCTCTCATGACCAACAATAAAAATTTGAAGTGCTTCCATAAAATTGATTATGGTCGTGTATTGGAATACAGGCAGCGCATTGAAATTGAGGGCTTGCTTGGCGCCAACTTACAGGCAGGGTGACGGATGTCATAAAAGTCATGTTTGGTCCTTGGGTGCAGGCGCCGCCCTCGCCGGGGAGGCGTTATCGTTGAATAGGGGAAGGCGCCGCGTGGCGCTCGTGTTTCAGGTGAGCTATCACTTCATGGCCGACTCGACTTGGTGGAGCTCGCCATGACACTGAAAAGCGATACCGAGGCCCTTGCCTCGATCGAGGAAGAAGCGCGGGCAATGCTGAGAAAGATCGGACTGCCAGACGACCACCTGAAGAAGGAAATGGTCATCTGCCTGCGCCAGATCATTGCCATTGCGCGCTACCGAAAAGGCCTGGGCGCCGACCCTGTCGTTGAGTAGGGGAAGGTGCTGGTAGCGCAGCGCCGGAGGGTTAGGCGGCTGCGGTGTCGTCAGATGCCGGCTTTGGCTGGTAGATCAGCGTGCCGTCGAGGATGGCGGCCTTGATCGCTTCGAACTCCCAGGCGTAGTATTGCGACTCGACGTAAACCCGCAGCTCGGGGTAGTCGTGCTGCTTGCGACGAATGAACGCTTCGGCCGCTTCTTTGGTGAAGTGGCTATTCACGATTTCCCAGCGCTTGTTCCACCCGGTGACGGTGTGGTCGTCGAGTTCGGCCAGGAACTCCCACTGATCATCCGTATCGAGTTCAAGGAAGTCACATTCGTGGCCAGCCTGAACGGCCTGGTTGATCTCCTGCTGTTCTTCCTCGTCGAGGTCATTCCAGTAATCCACTGGACTGAACCACCTGCTGTCGTCCAGGCAGACCACCAAGCCCTCGGCGTAGTCAGGCTCATAGCCGTAGTCGATTCGCTTTTGCTGCACGGTGAACAGTGCGCACGAAGTGTGGTGCCACTTCACGCCCTGACCATTGCAGTGGTGGCGAAGGCGAGCAACGAAGTCCTGCCAGGTGTCGGCAGTCATCGGGTGGCCGGTTGCCAGGCTCGGGCTGGCTTCTGTATCGCTCATGGCTTTCTCCATGCATGCGCCGCCCTCCGTGGCCGGATGCGGCATGGTGGCAATTTGGTGAGTTATGAGTTAGATAAGGCTCGAGCAATCCGCTCAATGAGGAGGGACCCGCGGGTGAAAAAAAACGAATTGGACTACGACATCAATGACTTTCAGACCCTGGTGTCGCGAACTTCTAATGCTTACAAGCGCGCTACGTCGCAATACGTTGACTTGATCAATTTCTGGAATGACTTGGGTGAGCGGCATTTCTCAGGCCAGATTTCTTTCGAGATCGACGAACAGAACGCTTTGGTGTCAGGGAATGCTTCGGGAAAGAGATTTTCCATTTACTCGTCGATGCATTATCGGGGCAACGAAGCACTGCTCGAAGCAAGGGTGGCGGTCAACGATCCGGTTGCGAACAGTGAAAAGATAGTCGGACGGTTCCTGGTATCCCAAACCGGGTCGATCCACGCCTCTGATGGCGAATTGGTGCTGCACGTGGACGATGATCTACGTCAATATAAAACGCTGGCAGCGGTTGTGCGCCGGGTGTTCGGAATCACCCATCAGGGCGAATAACCTCGCACCCTAGATCTCGCTTCAATTCAGCCATGCTTGCCGATTCGAACTGTCGCGCTAGTTTTGGCGAGATGTAAAAAGCTGGCGCGTCAGGTCGTTCAAGCCGGCGCGCACGCTCTTCTGGCTCCTGGGCAATCCACGACAGGGCAATGTCCTGCCAAAGCTCCTGCACCTGGTCGTAGCCGTGGCGCTCGATCTCGGCAGCCATGGCCGACTTGATCCCGGCTGGCATGTTGAAGAACACCTTCTCGATACCCAGCTTCTCGGCCTTCTTCTTCTCGCGGTCGCGATAGTCCGCCGAGTGCTTCGCGGCTCCGGTCTTCTCCTCGGCCATGGCCGATACCTCCCAAGCCGCTGGGCGGCAGATTGATGTGCTGCTGGCGCCGGCCGTGCCGGGCGCGTGCGGTGATGCGTTTCATGCTTTTCTCGATGCTCGCTTCTCGGCGATGGTTGGGAAGTCGATTTCGAACTCCCGGAGTAGCCGGCCAAGCTGTTTGAAGGAAATCTTCAGCTCGCGAACAACATCGGCTCTGGACATCCCGACGTTGCGGTAGGCGATGATCTTTTCGGCTTTCGACCTGTCTTCCACGGGGTCGCTGAGCTTCTTGCCCAGGTTGGTCATGCCGTAGTTCGGGTCGCGCTGAAACTTGAAGTTGCCTTGTGCGGCGGCACGAACGAGAGTCGACTGGGCGTGGCCGGTGTGAGCCATGGCCTCTTTGTAGGTCATGGTCTTTGCCAGCTCGCGAATTTCTGCAATGCGTTTCTGGCGCGTGGCCTCTCGCTTGTTGATCCGCTCAGCAACGGGGCTTGGGCCCCGTTCCGGCTCACGACGCGACCGGCGCGGTACGTACCCAGCAGCTGGCAACGTCTGAGCCGATCCTCCGTTGCCAAAGAAGCTGTCGATGCTGGCATTGAGCTGGGCCAGTATTCCGGCTCGGTTGCCTGGAGTTGGATGACCGATCATTGCAGGCCGCCTTGCTTGCTCGCTGCGCCTGCTTCCATCGCATCCATGAACTTCATTGCTGCCTGATGGCTGAAGCAGAACCCTTTGGTCTTGCCGGTGGCGATTTCAATGATGTGCCACGCCTTGCCCTTGGCGATCGCCTGGAAGCGGGGGCCGGGCGGGGGCGCTGGTCGCCCGATCATTTCGTAGAACTCGGCAGTTGCCATTACAGAGCGAGCGCGCATGTCGGCCAGGCCGAGCACACGCTGTTGCATGGATGGATGCATGTGAAGGTCCTCAGTGGGTCAGGCGTGGAGCTCGAAGGCCTCGGCCTTGCGAACGATTCGAACTTGGGCGGTGCGGCGCTCAGGGGCGCGGCGGTCGCGGCGCATCGGGTCGCTGTCGTCGATCACCGCATGCATGGCGATGAGGCTGGCGAGCATGATGCAGAGCGGGCTGATGATCTGTTGGCGCATGGCCTTGGTGACCGCCTCGATGCGTCGGCCGGCTTCCAACTTGAAGAGCGCGGCTTCGATGCGGTTGGCCACGGTGCCGGGGCTGACCGCCATCTGGCGGGCTATTTCTTTGGTGGTGAGGCCTTGAGCCACCCACAGCAGTGCTTCGAGCTCACGGGGAGCCAGGGCCTTGCCGAGCTGGCCAATCCATGAGCCGCAAGTGATCGTTTCCATGAAGTGTCCTCGGTGGGCTGCATTGGGGCGTGATCTGCGGGCTTGCTCAAGGCCCTGGATTTTTCTGCGCTTGCCGTTTCAGGGTTGCGCCCTTACTTCCGTCACTGGGCGGCCCGCATCGCGTCTTACCGCGGCAGAGAGAGCCAGATCACGCTCCGATGCAGCCTGGTGATGGGGAACCAGGTAGATCGGGCAGTTAACGTCAGGCTGACGCGGTGCTACTGCTGGGTGCGCAGTTCGTTGCGGGGCACCCATCCGCTGCTGGTCTTCACCATGCAGCCGACGAATGCGGCGTAGCGGGTGTCGCGCTCGGTCTGGTGGCCGTACCAGGCACAGTTCCCGTAGTCGATGCCACGCCCAACCAGCCACGCGACGGCGATGATCATGATCGCGAACGATCCGATTCGGATCACAGGTAGTCCTTCAAGCTGAGACCCATCAGCTTCGCCGACTTCTCAAGCACGGCCATTTCCTTGTCGTCAATGTCGCCCGAGGCTTCGGCGATAGTCAGCATGACGTTGATGACGATGGCCGCTTCATCAGGCGAGTGGGCCAGGTCCTTCAATTCCTTCTCGGCGTTCATGCGCAGGATGCGATGGCCGCCGTCGTGAAAATCCTTCTCGGCGCGGTCCATGGTGTTGGACAGCTCCGGGCCGAAACCTTTGAGCTGAGGCGTGTTGGCGATCAGCTTCTCGGTCTTCTTGATCTCATCCTCGCCGATCTCGCCGTCGGCAGCAGCGACGTAGAAGGCGCCGTAGACGATCGCCTGCATCAGGTCGCGGTTCTGAACCACCTGCATTGCAGCGCGGGCTTCACGACCTTTCTTGCCGAACAGTTTTCCAAGCATGGGGTGTTGCTCCGTGGGGTTGATTTCCCGTCTGGCCCTGTCGCCAAGGCCAGCCAGTGAAATCTGACGCCGTTCAGTCGACGCTGATATTCCCGCCACCGGGCTTCGCGATGGTCCTCAACATCTCGCGCTGCAGTTCGCCGATCGCCCAGGCTGCGGCCATCACGGCAACATCGCGGCACATCGCGCCTTTCACATCGAAACCCTCAACGCTGATGCCTTCCTTGGTGATGGTCACTCGGCCGAATTTTCTGAACTTCATCTCGTCGTCGGTCGTGTACATGCAGCCCTCCGGGCGGTTGATTTCCCGTCTGGCCCTGTCACCAAGGCCAGCCAGTGAAATCGGTTTCTCGGGGGATCTGTGATCCCGACAGCTGACCGCGAAGTAGTCCATGGCATGGCATCCCACCCGTCAGCACTCTTTGATCAAGGGCCATCTACGCTGCTGGCCACGGGGTGAGGCTCCCCTGTACCGAACTTGAGGTGTTCGGCTCGCTACCTTGCTGCTGGCCGGTGTCTATCCGGCGATGAGTAAATATTGCCGCCGGAGATTATTCAAGTCAACTCCGGCGGCAATATATTTTTGTGATGGCGTAAAAAAACCTGCTTGCGCAGGCTTTTCATTGAGCGGTTCAGAGATTGCCGTTGAAGGCCTCCGTAGCTGGTGAGCGCTACGACTCTTTGGCCTTTTTGGTGCTTGGAGGCCAATTGCCTACGGCCTCAATGGACACTCGCGGGAACGTTTTATCTTCGGGCGCATAGTGGCTACGAACGTAAGCCTCTACGATTGCTCCGCCGGAAGCGAAGCGCTTGGTGAAGCTCTTGGCCCACCTCTCGCTGAGGTATCCAATCTGATGTCGAAACGGGCCAAAGAAGAACCACCGCTTGACCTCAATGAACACGGCTATAGCGTTTGGGTCATGCTTATTGTGCGGCTCAGGAACCAAGTAGACGTCCATCCCATCCCTCACGAACCGGCGAATCAGTTCTGCTCGATCTGATCCATCCGCATTGGCGAAGCCAGTACCTTTCACGGTCAGCTGGTAAACGGACCCATACTCAACTTCATCATCCATGTTTGTGTCCATGAGCTGCCCTTCTAACACCTGCAGAGGTGCTCTCCATCATTGGTGGTTAGAGACGACCCAGGACCTTACTGGGAGCCAGAATTGTGCCGACGTAATGGATGGTGGCTACGTCGCTCCACGCAATTGTTCGGCGCTCACCATACGCAGCATTTACGGACATAAGGCTAACGCCTTCATCGCTCTCAAAGAGCAGCTCTTTGACCATGCTCTGGCCGTCAGTGGTTGTAACCATTACGTACTCGCCGGGCACTAGCCTGTGATTTGGCTCGCAGACAGCGACCCACCCGCTACGGATAGCAGGTGCCATGGAGTCACCCTTCAAGCGAAGGGCGTAGGCATCTTCATCTCTTGACCAGGTTTCGACCCACCCAGCGGAATTATCTAATCCAACCCAGTAACCGTCAGGTCCAAGCTGAGCTGTACCCACAATTGCAATCCTTCGCGTAGCTGATGTGATCGGCGGACCGTCCTCAACGTTCGGCTCGAAACGCGCTTTGGAAAGCTGAGAAATTTCCTTTGCGAGACGCAGGCTGAATGACTCCACAGGGACGGATATCAGGGAAGCGATGACGCTCGCCACCTTCACATTTAGCGCGTTATAGCCGTTCAGGTAGGCACTCACCGAGCCTTGGTTGATGCCAAGCGCGTCAGCGATTTTTCCCTGTGTAAGGCTTTCTTTCCTGGGCTTTCCTTCGTTGAAGGCATCTATCGCAGCCTTCAAGGCCAAGCACTCAGCTTTTTCCCAGTCTTCAAGCGGGCGTTTTTTCATGCGCCGATTATTCCTAGCGGCGATATTTAATCAAATCCCGCCGGGGTTGATTAAAAAATCTCCGGCGGCGATACTTCTTTGGAAATTTCAGGAGATCCGAGAATGGGTCGCAAACCTCTCAAAGAATTTGCCGCCTCACACGGGCAAACAAAAGCGGCCGAGCTTCTTGGTATGACACAGGGTTCGCTGAACAAGGCGCTCCGAGTTGGCCGGAAAATCTATGTCATCGAAAACGCTGATGGAACCTTCAGCGCCGAGGAAATTCGGCCGTTCCCTTCTCAGCGCCGCGATTGATGCAGGCGAATTATGCGTGACCTGGCCTTGCGCCAGTAGATGACTGAAACACCTGCTGATCCATCCAGTACCTGAATCGCAGGCATAAAAAAACCGGGTGGCAGCCCGGCTTCTTCAACAGCAGTTAATCGAGGTCGATTATGCACTCTGCAATGGATGCAAGCAACACCGCACCCCTGGCCGTTTCGCACCAGAAAGCCTTCCACAAATCCGCCGCACTTCATGCCGCGCGAATGATTCGCCTCCAGTACGCAGCCGCCTCGAAAGCCGCACTCCGCCGTGAGTGTGTCGAGCACCTGCGGGCATCGTTGTGCGGAGTTGGCGTATGAGCAACGTCACCACCATCCAACCGAAAAGCGGATTCACCCGAATGGACAACGACCTGTACGAGGCCCTGATCGGGGCTGAGCTGTCAGGCCGCGAGCTTCGTGTCGCCCTGGCAATCCACCGCCAAACCGCTGGCTACAACCTGGAGAGCGCCTGCATCGCTGCGTCGTACATCGCCCAGATGTCCGGCATCCGTCGCGAAGACGTGTCTCGCGCAATCTCCGAGCTGCTTCGCCAGGGTGTTATTCACCGTGAAGGCGGTAGCCGTAGCCCGATCGGTTTCGCCCCAGTCGGCGAGTGGAAGATCGACAAGAAAAACACCCATCCGAACAAGCCAAAAGAAGTGCCACAGTGTGGCGTTTCCAACACGTCCAATGTGGCGTTCCTGACACACAATAAAGAAAGAAATACAAATACTACTCCTGACGGAGTAGTCGTCGGCGCCGAGGGTCAATCCGCTCAAGCGAAACCTCGTCGCCAGAAGCCAGCTATGGAGTCATGCCCGTACCAGGCCATTGTCGACCTGTACCACCAGGCTCTCCCTGAGCTGCCAGCAGTCGCAATCCTGAACGACGCCCGCAAGCGTGCCCTGCAGGCCCGCTGGCGCGAAAGCGACGTGCACCGCGATCTGGGCTTCTGGGCTGATTACTTCTTCCAGGTGAGTATCTCCGCTTTCCTGATGGGCAAGGTCGAAGGCCGTAACGGCTCGAAGCCATTCCGCGCCACGTTCGACTGGCTGATTGCCCCGTCCAACTTCGTGAAGGTGGTGGAGGGCAATTACCATGCATGAGCCCTACAACGCTGAGGCCGAGCACGGCCTGCTTGGCGCCATGCTGCAGCGCCCGGAGCTGATCGACACTCTGTCTGATGATCTGTCGCCCGAGTCGTTCTACTTCGCCGAGAACGCCGAGGTGTTCCGGGGTATCCAGGCTCTGCGCGCTGCTGGCAAGGCCGTCGACCTGCTGACCGTCGCCGACCAGATCGGCGTGCTGCACAACGGGGAGCGCGCTCTGGGTCACTGCGCCTCCTTGGTTCACAACACCCCGAGCGTGGCCAGCGCTGGCACCTACGCCGGCATCGTTCGGGACCGAGCCATTGAGCGCGCCCTGTACGAGCTGAGCGACCGTACGCTGGAAATCGTGCAGGGCAGTGGCGACATTCAGGACAAGATCGCGGCCGTGCAGGCGGCGGCCATGGGCATCGACGCTGGCGGTGACGGCGATGAGGTCGTGAAGGCCGCAGACCTGATGGCTGACCAGCTGGAGGTATGGCAGGAGCGTCACGACCGGCTGTCACGCGGCGAGACGCTGATCGGCCTGTCGACTGGCTTGGCTGACCTGGACGAGAAGCTGGGCGGCCTGCAGCCTGAGCAGCTGATTATCGTCGCGGGTCGTCCGGCTATGGGCAAAACCACCTTGGCCATGGGCTTCGTGCTGGACGCCGTGGTGCGCCAGAAGAAGTCCGGCCTGGTCATCAGTCTGGAGATGAGCAAAGGCCAGCTGATCGACCGCGCCGTTGCCGCCGAAGGCCGGATCCCGCTCAACCTGATCAAGAACGGCTCAGCCTGTGAATCGCACGGCGCCGAGCTGTGCGCTGCAGCGGCCAAGCTGAAGCACGCCAACCTGTTCATCGCCGACCGCGCCGCCGCCACGGTCGGGCGCATCCGCTCGCTGGCTCGCCGGCACAAGATGCGGTACGGCCTGGACATCCTGATGGTCGACTACCTGCAGCTGATGGACGGCGAGGGCGGCAACCGCACTGAAGCGGTCAGCAGCATCAGCCGCGGCTGCAAGCTGCTGGCCCGCGAGCTGGGCATTCCGGTGGTGCTGCTCAGCCAGCTTTCCCGCAAATGCGAGGAGCGCCCGAACAAACGCCCGGTGAACTCCGACCTGCGCGAATCAGGGGCCATCGAGCAGGATGCCGACGTGATCCTGTTCGTGTACCGCGACGAGGTCTACCACGAGAACAGCGAGTTCAAGGGCGTAGCCGAGATCATTGTCGGCAAGGGCCGCGACATCGAAACCGGCACCGTCCGCGCAGCCTTCCTCGGCCAGTACAACCGTTTCGAAACCCTCTCGGCCAGCTGGCAGCCGCCAGTCAAGGCCCCAAGCCAATCCGAGCGGCCGTTGTCGGCCCGCTATGCTCGCAAGGAAGTCGCATGACAGTACCCGCCCTTCGCCCGTTCAAGGCCAAAGCGGCTCGCGCCAAGCCCGTCGACAGGGAAGGGCAGGAGCAGGCCGCGCTGATGAAAGAACTGCAGCTGCGCTATCCGGAGGCCTACAAGCTGATCTATCACGTGCCGAACGGTGGTCACCGGATCAAGGCCGTGGCCGCCAAGCTGAAGGGGCAGGGCGTGAAAGCCGGCGTGCCCGACCTGGTGCTGCCGATGGCGCGCGGCGGGTACTTCGGCCTGTACATCGAGTTCAAGGCCAAGCCGCCGTTCGATGCGCCGGTGTCGGCCAGCCAGGATGCCTTCCTGCAGATGCTGACCAGTCAGAACTACCTGGCCATTGTGTGCCGGGGCAACATCGACGCAATCGAGGCCATCCGCGCCTACCTGCTGCAGCCCGCCACGGTGGCCGCATGAGCGCTACCCGCGAAGTGAAGCTGAGCGAGGCCGAAGTGCGCCGACAGGCCGCCGACATGTCAGTGCGCGACCTGCGCGACCCGCGTCACCCCGGCCTGTACCTGCGCTTCTGGAGCAACCGCGAGCGTGCTACTTGGCACCTGGTGTGCGGCAAGAAGTGGGTGCCGGTCGCCCGCTGGCCAGAACTGAGCGTGGCGGCAGTGATTGCCGAGCTGCCTGCCCTGCGTCAGCGCCTGCTGCGTTCCCCGGCCACCGCGCCGGTGGTGTCGGGTATGGCCACCGTGGGGCAGCTACTGGACTGGTACGGCGATCGGATGGCGCGGGATCGCTCACTGTCGGCGAAGCGCAAGGCCGGCGCCCGCTCTGCCATCGCCCAGCACCTGAAGCCGCGCCTGGATGATCTGGCCGTGGCGGCCGTGAATGCCGATGCCCTGGACAAGCACCTCATGTGGCCATGCCAGGCCGAAGTGTCGCTGTCTTACCTGCGGCAGATGTTCGCGCTGCTGCTGACCGCCTTCCGTCAGGCGCTGCAGCTGGGCCTGATCGACCGCAACCCGATGGCCGGGATGCGCTTCAACGACTTCACCAAGGCCAAGATCCTGCCCAAGGCGGCCCGTCTGCGTGACGTGCAGCTGCCGGAGCTGATGCAGCAGCTGGCCCAGGCATTCGAGCAGGAGCCAGGCGACGCCATGCTGGCCCTGATGATGCTGGCTCACGGGACCCGGATCGGCGAGACCCGCATGGCGCGCTGGAACGAGATCTCGCTGGCCGCTGCCGAGTGGTTCATTCCCGCAGCCAACGCCAAGACCCGCACCGAGCACCGCTTGCCGCTGACCGATCAGGTGCAGGCGCTGCTGACCCGGTACCGGGCCATCCAGCAGTCCGGCGGCTATGAGGGTGTCTACCTGTTTCCGAATCGCCGTGGTCTGTGCCTGAGCGAGACGCAGGCCAGCAATGTGTTCAAGCGCCTGGGGAAGGGCGAGTGGACCAGCCACGACCTGCGCAAGGTGTCCCGCAGCACCTGGACCGACCTCGGCATCGACGGACACATCGGCGAGATGCTGCTGAACCATAAGCTGGGCAAGATCGCCAGTACCTACATCCACACCCAGGCCATGCAGCAGCGTCGCGCCGCGCTGGAGAAGTGGCATGCCTGGCTTGACCGGGTTGGCTTCGCAGGCATTCACGGCCTTACCAAGGCCTTAATTGAAATTTCGCAGAACTCGCCAGAGGCCACAGCAACCGTGGCGCCGAGCGACCTTACCGCATTTGTAATTAGCGAGGATTCGAAATGACCCAGAACCTTAAACCGGGCGACCTCGCCTTGATCACCGGAGCCTTCAGCGTCACCGAGAACATCGGTCGTTCGGTGGAGCTGGTGGAG